TTAAACACTATGGAAATTGTAATCGCATTTTTGTTTGGAGCATTTTTAATGTGGGCTATAGCAGTGAGACTCAATACAGAGTTTATGAAAGACCTTGAAAAACTAAAAGACTTTGACACATGGAAAGAATGGAAAAATCAATAGTACATAAATAATCAAAACATAAAAAGAAATATGGAAAAAATAGGAATAATTGGACAAGGATTCGTTGGAACTGCCGTTAAAGAAAAATTTAGAGAAAAGTGTATTGTCTATACGTATGACAAGTTTGAACCAAGTAAATCGGCAATATATAAAAAATCAGAAGATTTTGTTTCTCCTAAAAATGACATATCAACTCTAGTTAAGGAATGCGATATAATCTTTATTTGTGTTCCGACTCCAATGTTTGAAGATGGAGAATGTGACATTTCAATTGTCGAATCAGTTATCTTAGAATTATCCTCAAATTGCAATTCTTTAGATAGAGAAGTAGTTGCAGTACTTAAATCAACGGTTCCACCAGGAACCACTAGCAATTTAAATGCAATATCAGATCGGGTAAATGTAGTATTTTCTCCAGAATTCCTAACTGAAGCTAATTCTATAAATGATTTTAAAAATCAAACTCGGATAGTAATTGGCACTGATGACTATGAAAATATTAATGGAGTAGGATCAATATTCAGGGATGTATTTCCGACTGCAGATATCCTAATCATATCTACTAAAGAGGCTGAAATGGTAAAATATACTACTAATTTATTTCTAGCAACAAAGGTAAGTTTCTTTAACGATATCTACTCCATATGTGAAAGATTAGAAATAAACTATGATGCAGTTATACAAGCAACTATGTATGATTCAAGAATAGGCAAGTCTCACTATAAAGTACCTGGTCCAGATGGAGATCGAGGATTCGGAGGGCATTGTTTTCCAAAGGATATTTCTGCCATAATATATGTTGCTGAAAAATTAGGCATGTCTGTTCCAACTATTATGGGAGCGTATGTGACTAATCAAATAGTAAGAGAGAACAGAGATTGGGAACAAATGGAAGGCAGGGCAGTTTCTCATAGAGAGAAAGAAATAGACCAAATCAACTTTCAAGAAGTTGAGGCAGACGAAAAAGAAAGCAATAATTAAAAACAAAATAAATGTACAGCCAAGAAGAACTAACAAAGATCGTATTCTTCGATCTTGAAACAGCATCTGGATTTGCTAGTTTAGATGAATTAAATGATTCTAATCCTAGAATGGCAGAATTGTGGTCTAAGAGATGCGAATACCTAAGATCTAAATTTGAAGAAAATAAGGATAAAACGGATGAGGAATTATACTTAAACAAAGCGGCTCTACATCCAGAGTTTAATCGAATTATTTGCATGTCAGTCGGTAGACTTGCATTCGAAGGAAATTTTCCAAAGATTATTCTTAAAAGCTATTGCGACCCTTCTGAAGAAGAAATTCTAGATGGAGTAGTTAAAGTATTTAATGGGTTTAGCAAGTACAAATTCTGCGGACACAATATTAAAAGATTTGACGTTCCAGTTATGTGTAAGAGACTACTAATTAATGGAATATCTCTACCTGATGGTTTAAAAATACACAATCTTAAACCTTGGGAAATGCCATTTGTTGATACTTCTGAATTATGGAGTTTCGGAGCCTGGCAAGAAGGATTTACTTCTCTAGATTTATTATCTGCGTCTTTAAATATTGATTCTCCAAAGGATGACATTAAAGGTGAAGAGGTTAGTTCAATCTTTTGGAAAGAAGGAGATCTAAACAGAATCTCTACCTATTGCGAAAAAGACGTTAAAACAGTAGCACAGATTCTACTTAATGTATCAGGACTCCCACAACTAGATTAATGATAGAAAAATTAGAATATTTTAGGGATCCGAATTTTAAATTCGATGAGACAGCTCATTCCTATACATATGTAGATCCTGAATCTGGTCTATTAAGCCAAATATTCGAGCCCGTCTCCGGATTTATCAGTCAGTTTAAAAAACCATTTGATCCTAGTGTAGCTAAATATGTTGCCAAATCAAAAGGAATAACTGAAAGTGAAGTTATTAATGAATGGAAACAATCTGGGGTTAGAGGAACTAAGGCTCATAAATGGATTGAAGATTTTTATAATGGCGTAAATCCAGAGGCCCCAGAAGATTTAATTGTTAACGGTCGAGTAGAACTCTTTAAGCAGGTATACGAGGAGAAGTTAAAAAAAATGAATCCTATTGCTCAAGAATTTAGAGTTTTTTCTAAAAAGTGGGGTATTGCTGGGACAATTGACATCATATTTGAGCTTAATAAAAAGTACTACGTTGGAGATTGGAAAACTAATGAGGACTTTACCCATGACGACCACGCAAAGGGAAAAAGAAATAAAATGTTTTCTCCATTTAATAATCTTTGGGATAATCACGTCAACAGTTACAGCTTACAAATTAGCACATATCGATTAATGTTAGAAGAGGCAGGATTCGAAACTGAAGGGGGATTATTGATTTCATTAAGTGGATCTGGATATAAATTACACAGGGCACTAGATTTAAGAAGTCAACTTAGATCCGAATTAGAGAAAAATAACTTTGTATTTTAAAACTTATTTTTCAATTAAGTGTATAATATCATAAAAAAATAAATTAAATATGAATAATCCGAGAGAAATTACATTCAGCTCAGAATCAAGAAACAAATTAAAATCCGGAGTTGACAAGCTAGCAAACTCAGTTAAAGTAACTCTGGGACCGAAGGGTAGAAACGTGGTACTTGGAAGAGTTAATCAATTTGCAATAACTAAAGATGGAGTATCTGTAGCTAGAGAAGTTTTTCTAGAGGATCCAGAAGAAAATCTTGGAGCACAAATGGTTAAACAAGTAGCGTCTAATGTTGCAAGGGCCGCAGGTGATGGAACAACAACCGCGACCGTTTTAGCGCAGTCTATCCTAACTAAAGGTATTAAAATGATTGAAGCTGGATTTGATCCAATGGAGATTAAATCAGGTATCGATAAATCTCTTGTCATAATCAAAGATCATCTTCAAAAAAATAGTATTAAAATAAATGGAGTTGAGCAAATCGAGCAGGTAGCCACAATCTCTGCAAATGGAGACAGTAACATTGGATCTATTATCGCAAGAGCAATGGATGAAGTAGGATTTGATGGAGTAATTACGGTAGACGAAAGTAATACTCATGAGACATATTTAGATCTAGTAAAAGGAATGCAATTTAAATCAGGATATCTTTCTCCTTATTTTATAAATAACATTGCTAAAATGGAGGCTCACCTAGAAAATCCAGTTATCTTTATTTATGATGGAAAGATTAAAGGAATAAAGGGCCTAGTTCATCTTCTTGAATACTCTAATCACGTTAAGAGACCTCTATTAGTGATCTCAAATAATATTGAAGGTGATGCACTACAGACTCTGGTAATGAATAAGGCAAACGGAGTTCTTGATGTAACTGCAGTTAATTCTCCTGGATATGGTCAACTTAAAACTGAGCAATTAAAAGATATTGCTGCTATCGTTGGAGGGACGGTTTTATCTGAAGCAATGGGACATGATATTCAAAATATTAACCCGAATAGTGTAGCTGAGATTTTAGGATCTGCTGAGAGAGTAACCGTTTCAGCTGAAGAGACTACCGTTATAAATGGAGGTGGAGATCAGGAATCAGTTAAAGCTAGAGTAGATGAAATCAAGTCTCAAATTGAGAATCAAGATAATGAATCTGAGAAATTAATTTTAAAGGAGAGACTTTCTAAATTAGAAGGAGGAGTTGCAATAATCAAAGTTGGTGGATATACTGACATTGAGATAAAAGAAAAAAGAGATCGAATTGATGATGCTTTAGGAGCTACACAAGCTGCAGTAGAAGAAGGTATTCTTCCAGGTGGAGGAATTGCTTTATATCGAGCAGCAATCGAAATATCAGCCGAAATAGAAAAATCATTTTCAAATGATTTTATAGGAGATGAAAAAGTAGGAGCATCTATTCTATTAGAATCATGTAAAGATCCATTTAACACTATTATTCTTAACGCTGGAAAAAATCCAGAAGTAATTTCAAAGGATTTAAAAGATGAATATACATCTGGATATAATTCTAGAACTGGAGAATATGTAGATATGTTAAAATCAGGAATCATTGACCCTGCTAAAGTAACCAGAGCAGCTATTGAAAATGCAGCCTCAATTTCAGGTTTAATGATTACGACTGAATGCGTGCTAATGGAAAAGGCAATTGTGAAGCCGGCTGAGAAATAAAACCAAATCTATCTAAAATAAAAAGGTCCTTCACGGACCTTTTTTTATTTAAAAAAAATAAAAACCTTTAATACATAATTAAGTATAAATCTATATTAAAATAATAATTATGAACCGCGAAGAAAAAATTTATTTAGAAGACTTAGACCTATTGTTTTCTAAAAATGGAAAATATAATGATAGTGTTGTATTAACAGAGGAAGATAAAAAAGCCAGGGTTAAAATATATTGCATGGAACCATATGCTCAAGATCTGTACAATGCAATGAGGGCATATGAAAATAAAAATGGACTTCCTTCCCATGTTAGTAAAGATTTAAATGTTGATTCTATATATGAAGTTAGAGCAACTAGCATATGTTTCGATACTAAAATAATTACAGTCGAAGAGCCTTTTTCAAAGATTAATATTGATTTACCATTTAAGGAGTATTCTGGAGAAATAGATACTTTAGCTAGAGGAGAAAACGTCATATTTAATATAATGATCACTAGATTTGATAAAAACCTAGGATATACTGGATCTGAAAGAAAATGTACCTCAATTAACTATAAAAAAGAATTATTCAGTCATCTTGAAGAAAATACTTGGTTTGAAGTTAAAATCTGTAAGTTAATTAAAGGTGGATATATTGCTACATACAAAGATACTGTTGAGTGTTTTATCCCAGGTTCACATGCAGCTGCCAATGTTATTAGAGACTTTAAAGATCTAATTGGAAAGTCTATGAATATTATGGTAGACAATTATGATCAGTCGAATGATCTATTCATTCTTTCCTATAAGAAATATATTGAGCATTCTCTTCCTCAAATGATAACTGAATTAAAATTTGGTCAAAAATACTCAGGAAAATTAACTAATAATCCATATGATTTTGGAATCTTTGTGGAATTTGAAAGTTATTACACTGGTTTAATTCACTCCTCTGAATTTGAAAACTATGATGAGTCTAGAAAACAATATAGGGCTGGAGATAAAATAGACATTTATGTTAAGAATGTAGTTAAAAAAGGAACTCAATATAGAGTGGTATTAACTCTTAAAGAGGATGATGTTGATTCTGAAAAAAGAAGATGGAGCGATCTAAGAGAAAAAACAGAAAATAAAATTTTTAACTATGAGATCGACTCAAAAAATAATTCAATAAAAATTCAAATTGAAAATGAATCATTTGAAGTTACCTTAAAAAGAAAAGATCTTCAAAAAAATCTAAACTTATATCCTAGAGTTAAGGTATATAAAGTCGATCCAATCAACAAGAATTTAAAATTTGAATTTGTAGAAAGCTGATAAAAATTATCCAAGCTAGAGCCTTAATTTGACCTTCAGAGATAAATAAATTATATGATAGGTTCTTATAATATGGGTTCAAATTTAGTATAATTTATATACATTAGATGCCGCCTGTTTGGCGGCATCGTGGACTTCCAAGAATTTATTAATAAAAAAAATTAAATTAAATGTCTAAGCTTTTTACACATCGAATAGAGTACAAACCATTTGAATTTCCAGAATACTATATCGACGGTTGGCTACCACAGGCTCAGGCATTTTGGCTCCACACTGAAATTTCAATGCAAGGAGACATAAAAGATTGGAACGAAAATCTTCTCTCTCATGAAAAAAATCTAGTTGGAAACATACTTTTAGGATTTGCACAAACTGAATGCGCAGTGTCAGATTATTGGACTGGAATGGTTACTAAATGGTTTCCTAAACATGAGATAAAACAGATGGCTATGATTTTCGGTTCTCAGGAAACTATACACGCAACTGCTTATTCATATTTAAATGAAACCCTTGGATTAGAAAACTTCGAGGCTTTTTTACACGAGCCGACTATCGCAGAAAAATTTGAATTTTTAACCAGGGTATCTTCAGATTTTGATCATAATGATTTGTCTTCTAATGAAAAAGCAAGAGAAGAAGTAGCTAGATCTCTAGCAATATTCTCAGCATTTGCTGAAGGAGTTTCATTATACTCTTCTTTTGCTGTCTTATATAGCTTTCAAATGAGAAATCTTTTAAAGGGAATTGGTCAGCAAATGAAATGGTCAGTTAGAGATGAATCCCTTCATTCAAAAATGGGATGTAGGCTATTTAGACATATGTGTCAAGAATTTCCAGAGCTTAGAGAAGCAGTTAAGGACGCAGTTGAAGAGGCAGCGGCCTTAATGGTTAATATGGAAGAACAATTTATTGATAAAATGTTTGAAATGGGAGATCTTGAGAATTTAAAAAAGGAAGATCTCAAGAACTTTATTAGAAAAAGAGCAAATGAAAAATTAAATGAGATTGGATATGGTCCTATATTCTCATTTGACGTTAAGTCTGCTGAAAATTTAGATTGGTTCTATCATTTAACAGGTGGACATACTCACACTGATTTCTTTGCAGTTAGACCAACTGATTATTCAAAAGCAAATGAAGGTGATGATTGGTCAGACCTATGGTAAGTAAATAAAAAGATAATATGAAAAATTTTGGAGAAGAATTAGGATGGGAATTGAATGTCGATTTCCCAGAATGGGCAAATACTGATGTATACGTTAAAACTATATCTAAAGGATATCTTTTAGATGGAGAGACCCCTAAAGATGCTTATTGGAGAGTATCAACTGCCGTTGCTCGCAGACTTGGAAAGCCATACTTGGCATCTAAATTCTTTGATTATATTTGGAGAGGATGGCTTAATTTAGCAACCCCGGTTCTTTCTAATACTGGAACAGATAGAGGTCTTCCGATCTCTTGTTTCGGTATTGACGTTGGAGATTCAATTCAAGAAATAGGTGGAAAGAATCTAGAGATGATGCTACTTGCAAAACATGGTGGTGGAGTTGGGATTGGAATGAATATGATTAGATCAGCAGGTAGTAAAATATCTCAAAATGGAACCTCAGATGGGGTAGTTCCATTTGCTAAGATATACGATTCTACAATATTAGCTACTAATCAAGGATCAGTTAGACGTGGAGCTGCCTCTATAAATTTAAATATTGAGCACGGAGATTTCGATGATTGGATTGAAATCAGAGAACCTAAGGGGGATATGAATCGTCAATGCTTGAATGTTCATCAGTGCGTAATTGTATCTGATAAATTTATGAGACAATTAGAAGATGGAGATCCCGAAGCTAGAAGAAGGTGGGGTAAAGTTCTTCAAAAAAGAAAGGCAACTGGAGAGCCATATATTATGTTTAAGGGCAATGTTAATAAACATAATCCCGATGCATATAAACAAAATGGCCTTAAAGTATTTATGACTAATATATGCTCAGAAATTACTTTACACACTGACGAATCTCATTCATTTGTTTGTTGTTTATCTTCCTTAAATCTAGCAAAATATGAAGAATGGAAAGACACTGACTTAATTTATACAGCAACTTGGTTCTTAGATGGAGTTCTAGAAGAATTCATTCAACGAGCTAAAAATATGAGAGGATTTGAAAATTCAGTTAGAAGTGCTGAAAAAGGAAGAGCTCTTGGTCTAGGTGTACTTGGATGGCATACGTATTTACAGCAAAAAGGAATTCCATTTGAAGGCTTAATCGCTCAGTTCGAAACTAGAAAAATATTTTCTCAAATTAAAATAGAATCTGATAGAGCAAGTAGGGATCTTGCTAATGAATATGGAGAGCCTCTATGGTGTGTTGGAACAGGCATGAGAAATACTCATTTAAGAGCAATTGCTCCTACTGTTTCAAATTCTAAACTAAGTGGAAATGTTTCTCCTGGAATTGAGCCATGGGCAGCTAATGTATTCACTGAGCAAACTGCAAAAGGAACTTTTATTCGTAAAAATCCTACTTTAGAGAGAGTCTTGAAAAAGATTGGAATCAATACTAAAGAAACATGGGATAAAGTATTAGAGGATGGTGGATCAATTCAAGACATAGAAGAATTAGATAATTGGGCATTTGTTAATGGAAAAATAACTAATAAAAATGAATTCTCTCAAGCTGCAATTGATAATAAAGAAATAGAATGGGTCAAAGACGTATTTAAAACATTTAAAGAAATAAATCAATTAGAATTAGTAAAGCAGGCAGGTGTCAGACAGCAATATGTAGATCAATCTGTGTCTCTTAATCTAGCTTTCCCATCTCAGTGCTCTCCAAAGTGGATTAATCAAGTTCACATGGAATCTTGGAAGCAGGGAATAAAGACGTTATACTATATGAGAACTGAATCTGTATTAAGAGGAGATATTGCAGCTAGAGCAACAGATCCTGACTGCTTAAGTTGTGATGGTTAGTTAAAACCGTCGTTAAAATCATCAGCTTGATGATAAATAATAAAAACATCGATCGGTTTAATGAAACACGTAAAAAGATTTATTACCTTTATTAACGAGCAAGATATGATGGGCGGAGATCCAAATGCAGCTGCTGCTCCTAAAGTAGATAAATATAAGTTTATTTTTATGGAAGATGGAGAAGAAGGTGATCATAGATATCCAGATGGAACTAGTTCTAAAAAATATCCAACCTTTGAAATATCTAAAGACGATTTAGATAAATGGCTAACTTCAAATATCATAAGCACTAAAGATTTAAAATTATCTGACTCCTTAATTGATGTTAAAAAGAAAGCAATTTCTAAATACGTTGGAGGTGACAAACCCACTCTTCCGCCAGACAGTAAAATACTACTTGATAAATTTAGAAAACAGGTAGTAAATGATCAGATTGGAAGCAAACTAAATGATATTGAAGTTACTTTCTACGGTGATGGAAAATTTGGATCTGAAGAAGTTGAGGTCACATTTGTAATAATTCCAAAAAAATGATAAAATCATTTAATGAATATATAGGAGAAGGGAGAGAATCCAACTTTTCAAAATATTCTTTGGATGTCATTAATCTTATAAAAAATATAAAGTCAACTAACGGAGAATATCTTGAAATAAGAGAACTTGAATATCGGAATCCAGATTTTGATTTAGTTATTGAATTAAAACTAGAGGAAGATCCTGACTTTGATAATGATTCCCACTTTAATTCTCTTTCTTGGGAAGAGATTAATTTTAGACAATATGGATTCGCTATAGATGCAAATGTATATATTAACAAAGGAGATTTAATTCTTCCTGAAATAATAATTACTTTATTATTGCAACCTTCTAGAATACCTGGATCATATGAGGAATTAAATTATAGACTTATTGATATAATATCTCATGAAACAAATCATACTCTACAGGTAGGCTGGAATCGTGAGCCATTTAAAGTTAGGCCAAGCTCTAACTCAGATCGAAAAAGCGCAAAGAAAAGCTTTAAATATTTTCTTCTACCAGATGAAGTTGAATCTATGGTAAAAGGTGCATATGAAAGATCCAAAGCTCAAGGAGTTAGAATAGATAAAATATTTGATAAATATCTATATCCATTTCTGATGGTCGGAAAGATAAATCAAGAGCAATATAATCAAGTTCTTTCTACATGGATTAAGCACGCCTTGGAAAATTATCCAGATGCTGATCTCTCAATCGAGGATCAAAAAATTAAAAATATTGTTGATAAAATATAAAACCAGTTCATAATTCTAGGTATAATACTATAAAAATAATGAATTATGAACAGTTTTGAAAATTTTAAAAGCCAAGTCGAGGCTACTAAAAAGGAAATTTTTGGTGAAATCGAATCCCTAATTAATCAAATGGAAGAAAGCGGAGACGTTGATAAATTCTATGAAAAAGGAGTTAGAAGCGCTGCCGGTAGACTTAGAAAGTCTTTACAATTGGTTAGAAAATCAATTCACATGCCAACCGTTAAAACCAAAATGAGCGATCTTTCAAACTCAGCTAAAAGTTTAAGAGAAGAATTAGGAGCATAATTTCTAATTTTTATCTTAATATTTTTAAAATCTTTAGTATAATCTTAAAATAAATCTTAAAAAAAATCTTAAAAAATGACTGACTTCTTTGACTTACCGAAAGAAAACTTCGTAAAATCTTCTGCCCAAAATGGGAAGAAAGTAGATCAAAACATCTACAATCCAGATCCTGATGCATATAATGGATCTTATAAATCAGTATTTAGATTTATTCCTTACGTGCATGATAAGTCTCTTAGCAAATATACTAAGTATAGCGCTAAATTCTATAATCCACTGACTAAGGAATCTCTTTATGTTGATTGTCCATCGAACATCGAGAAACCATCTATTCTTTGGGATCTTGAGAGAGTAATTAAATCTTTAAAGGAAGAAGAACCTGAATTGCACAAACAATTAGAATCTTCTTTTTCTAGATGGCATACTCATCATTCTCCAGTTTACATTAAAAAGGATCCACAGAGACCTGAATTAGAAGGATCTATTAAGATTTTTAAATTCTCTGCTCAAATTAATAACTTGATCGAGTCTCAAATTAATCCTGAAGAAAACGATTTACTTGAATCAGTTTCTTCGGTTAATCCTTATCACTTATTAGAAGGTAAAGACTTTTTATGTGTAGTTGGAAAAAAGACTCGCCAGTATAGAGATTGGAGCAAGTCAAAATTCATGGATGAAACTACTCCTCTAATCTTCAAGATTGGAGACAAGCAGATTTCGGTTGAAAACAATGAGAAATCAGTTAAATTAGTTCAAGAATTTATGAAAAAGAATACCCCTGAGATGGATTCTTATTTGCACCAGGCTTGGACGGATGAGACAAGGGAAAAAGTAGCCGAGGCTATTGTGTCAATCATTACAAATAAATCAGTTTTAAACTTATTATTTGAAAGAAGCAAGGATGAAGAAATGAAATCATTGATTAAATCTAAAATTTCAGGTACTCCTTCTCCAGCTAAGTCTGCTAAACAGGAAGATTTAACTACTGATGAAGATGATTTAATCTTTAAATCAGATGCAAACGATCTACCTTTTAATGATGAATTAAAAATGGTTGATGCACAATCCGGAGAAGGTGATGACGAATACGATGAATTATTTAAAGGTCTCTAAAAAAATAAAAAATCATGAATAACGAAAAAATAAGCGAAGCTGAAGTAATTAAAGAGGAAACTCAAAAATCTCCAGAAAAGGCAAGCGTTTTATTAGGAGCAATTTCATATGTTGATCAAGAAGAATATGATAAATTCTTAGAAAATTTAGATCTTAATCAATCAATTTTTGTTCTCATGGCAGGATGTAATTATTCTCAGTCTAAAGGAATTTATAATCTAGACGAATCTGAATTAATTGCAAAAGCTATTAAAACGATCAAAAAATCTTCTAAAAATTCTAAAGAAACAAGTGATCAATAATGGACTTTATTATCGATGGAAATGCATATTTAAACGTTGCGATAAACGTCACTAAAAATATATGTTTTAGAGATAAAACTGTAGGTGCCAAATATTATGTCAACGACATCTTTAATGAAGGGAAACACATTTTAAAAGAACAAGTTAAGTTAGAATTTAGAAATTTCTGCATAAACTATTTAAATTCTCTAATTGCACCCGTTAGTAGTAAAATACATCGGGTGCATTTAGTATTTGATTCTTCCAGTTGGAGAAAAGAATATATAAATGATTTCTTCGAAAACGAAGACTTTAAAACTGATTCTGCACCTGAGAAATTTAAATACAAGGGAAATAGAAAAAAGGACGATCACATTTATCTATTCTTTGATTATTTTCAGAATGAAATATCTAAGAAATTAATAGATTTATGTGGGGTAAACTACTATAGAATTCGGGGAACTGAAGGTGATGATATAATTGCGTATCTATGTGAAATAATAGACACTGATGCGTTAATTTATACCGTAGATGGTGATATTCGACAATTAACACATTCTGAAAAGAATAATGTGATTATAATATATCCTAAACAAACTTCTGGCCATAAAAAATTATGTATATCAGATTGTTTGAATCCAAGTTCTGCTGTAGATGAAGTAGATAATTTCTTTTCTTTGGACGACTCTCATATAGTTAGCAATCCGATCAATTACATAGTTACTACTCTAAAAAACAAAGACTATGTTGAATATAAAATAGACCCAGTTTATGAAGTATTCAATAAAATATTTAGAGGTGATGGTAAAGATAATATTCCTAAAATGGATAAGATGACTCCTAGTAAGTCCGAGAGATTAATAGGTGAGATCAGGGATCAATACGGAAAAGAATCAATAAAACTATTGGATTTGTCAGATAGTAAATTTATAGACTTTGTTATTCAAAAAATAAGTATCCTAAATAAAGTAAATGACATTGATAAATTAACAGAAATTAGGAAGCATTTTCTATTTAATTCAAAGATAATAAGACTATCTTCTTCTCTTTTTCCAGAAAAGGTGTTAGATTCATTAAAAGAGATAAACCCCTCTGAATTTAAAAAATTCAACTTTAAAAAATTAATTAACATAAAAAATAATCCTTCTATAATATGAAACCTTTATATGAAAGAGTTTTAATTAAACCTCAGAAAAAAGAAACTAAAACAGCTGGCGGAATATTTCTGCCTGACAAAGTCGTTAAGCGACCTAATATTGGCACAGTAGTTGCCTGTGGAGACGGAAGTCAACATAATCCTATGATCGTTAAACCCGGAGACCTAGTAATTTGCAATAGGTTTGCTGGAGCTGAGCTCACTTATAAAGGTGAACTTCATTATATGATTATGGCAAACGAAATTATGGCAGTTCTAGATGACGTTAAAGACGTAGAATTAGATGAGTTTGAATAAATAAAACAAAATAAAGATGAAAATGAATTCTGAATTATTTGACATGTTAAAATCATCATGTGACGCAGATGTTTCTAAAGCTAAGCTTACTCTAAAATTATTAAGCGATCATCCGGCTGGAATTGGGGATCATAGCACTGATGATTTTTATAAAAATGCCGAAGATGCATTGGCAAAATTAACAGAAGCCCAGGATAAATTAAAGTGTTTACTTAGAAATTATCCATTAAACCATAGCGAAAGTAAATAAAAAGTTAATTTTTAAAAACTTTTTAATAATTTTGCTGTATATATAAAAATAAGAAAGTTCTTTGATAATTGTGAAAGGCGTTTTAAACCGACGGGTAAAAAACGTTTGGTATATACCAGAATAATGGGTCAGCAAAGCCCATAATGGAACAAGTTAGGCCGATGGGCCGCAGATACGCCCTTTAGTCGGGGTCCTCTTCTAAATAGAAGAGCTGAACTAGAATAGCTTCTAGAATTTGTGTTCTTGGATATACAAAAATAGACAGATTTGTAAACCACTTACGGGTAA